GTCGAATGTTATTGGCCCTTTGTACTGCTAAGGAAAGGCTAAGGCCAATGCTCATAATTTCCCCGAGAATATTTTTAGGTGCATTGCATATATATAACAATCACTCAACCCCCCTGCCCACCCCCCTTTGGATTCTGGGGAATAAATCAAACAAGTTTTCCATAGTTGGCATGATACTTGCTAGGGCTAGGCTTAACATTCTGGCATGATGCTTGCAAGGTGCAATGACCTTGCCAGTCTTGTCCATGTCTATGCCTACTATATACCATGCCATTTGTAATCCTTTGTACTCCTTTGTACCTGCCTTTGTATAGCCTAAGCCATTGATATTACACATCTTTACACCCGTTAGGGACGTTGATTTTTATTTCTACCTATCCCTATCTATCTGTTTCTATTAACTATTATATATATACTTACCTGTAGTATTCTTGGCATGGTGTATGCTACGCGTGTACGCGGTCATTATATATATAGCAGCTATTATTAATATCAGTGTTAAGTGTATGATATATAAGCATAATGTAAATTAGTTCAATTATCTTGCCTTATTCCCTTGCTTTCCTCGCTGGGTTTGCTATTCTCTAAACATCAAAACAAAACATCGTTTCGGTAAGCAACAAGTTAAACGTTCTTTAACAATCTGGCTTAGGTATATGACATAGCATCAGTCATCCGTCTTACTCCTCCGCACCTTGCTAGGCAAGCTCTCGATATGGATGGGACAGTTTACTTACTCCTTATAATGTAAGGGTAAATAAACATTTGACAAACGATGCGAATCAACTATACTTAGGTCAAGTTAAGCAGAACAACGTTTAACAGTTCTTTAAAAATTCGGGTAGTGTGAAGTGTATGTTAATCATCAAGTTGATTGCCGTCACGTAGTAAGCGACTAAGGTATGGGAGGAAGCCACGGCTAACCTTGTATAGATGAACCCGCTGAATGAGACAACAGGCATGATGAAAGATGATTGGTATATAAACGTTACAGCACCATTGTGCCTAACGTCCGTAACGCTACCTTAAAGCTCATTAATAATTAGGATGATAGATAAGACTACGGGGATAAAATCCCGCTTACCTATCAGCAGACCAAACGAGGTGGAATAGCTTGAGCCGATATAGGCCGTGGACTATGCCTAAGAAGAACCACCACGTAATGTCTTTAAACTTACTCGAAAGAGTTATTAACTACATGTTACTTGTAATGAGTAGCATGAATGATAGTAACTTAACAAGGGGAAATGTATGACTGTTGGCGTATTGATTATCTATGCCCTAATTGTTCTTATTGCATTAAGGGTAATGTCATGAGAGCTTATCAGGTGGTATTCACCAATGGCGTTAAGTGGGAAGTTAAGGGGAAGAATCCTCAACACGTTATGGCTAAGTATAAGCTTGCCCGTAACACCATCAGAACGTTGTCACCAATCAATTAATGGGATGTGGTTTAGTCCTATTCACTTTAGAAAATAATAAGGAGGCTCTATGCCTATCATCGAATTCAACAAAGAAGCAATTGAAGCTAAAATCGTTACAGTTGCAGCCAGTGAAAAGATTACCAAGAAAGCTCTATCTGAGTTAAGCCGTGAACTATTAGCATACGTCTATGAGACAAGTGACGTTGCAATGGTAACCCGTTTAATTAAAGTATTAACACCTGTAAATAAGAAAGTTGCGGCTATCTACTTCCCTAACTTCTTGGGCTGGTCTTTCAATGAGAAAGAACTTACCTTTGGTAAGAAAGCTAAAGAAAAAGTGTTTGATAAGAAGCTTGAAGCGACTACGGCTTTCTTGGAAGATGAGGCGAATGACATCTGGAAGTTTGCCGAAGATGAAATCGTACTACAAGCTAAGCCTAAAGATTATGCGGCTAAACTTACCCAGCTTGTAACTAAAGCAATGAAAGATGAAAACGAAGGCTTAACTATGAAAGAATTATTGTTTGCTATCGTAGCCAGTGAAGAAGTATCATTAGGGGACTTAATGCAGCCATTGGGTGAGCTTGTTGAAGTGAAAGAAGAAGAAGCGGCATAGTATGCCACAGTACAGGATAGTAAGGGCAAGGTATATCCAAGACCTAGTTCACGATGTAAACAAGTGGATTGGGTTCGGGTGGGCGGCGCAAGGTGGTGTTTGCCACTCCCCTGAAACCCTTCAATCTTCTGAACAATACACCCAAGCATTAGTTAAGGGGAAAGATGATGTCTAAACTAGCCTACTACGTCAACGAGCATAAGAATCAAGTGGTGTTCGGTGTGCAAGGCTTATTCTATGAGTTCACACTTGCGTCATGTAAGCAGTGCAAGGAGTTCTACTTGAGCCGCACTGCTGATGATTTCTCGCATGGCACCTACTTTGGCAGCCATATTAAACCTACTGGTTTGGCTAAACTAACCCAGCCACAATTTGCAGGGATGCTGTGCAGCTAGGCACAAACTCAAGGTTGTTATGAGCAGCCTTATGATTGTCTTTTAACTAGGGGAAAGGTATGAAGGGTTCAATAGAATTTAACCATGTACTTACAGATTCACGCCAGACTATGGGCGGGACAATTGAGGCGGGAACGCCTGTCTCGATTCTTAGCCAGTGTGGTACTAACTGCCAGATTCAGGCAGGTGAAACAATCTTTTTCGTAGATAGCTCTGAATTAACAGAACTACACCATCCAATGTATTAGGAGAACACTATGATTAAACGTTCAAGTATAATCTTGCCAAGCGCTACAACTGCACAAGCGGCTAGTGTGTTAAAGAACACTACAGGTAGCCGTAAGTATGTTGTTAAGCGTACGTTCCATTCATCATGTGCTGCATGTATCTCTGGCACTATGGTATCATTCATTGACGACACTGGTAAGATGGTAAGTGTTGATTCATACGATGTTGTGGAAGCATAGGCACATACTCAAGACTACTAGAAATTAGTAGTCTTTATGAATGTTCTTAAACAAGGGGAAAGATATGTGTACTCAAAAGATAGTGTATAATAACCACGTTCTAGTTACAAAGGCGGCACTTGCATTGCGTGACGTGAACCATGTCGTGCTAGGCACTGCTATCGTTGTTGAGGTAAACCGCTACACTACGAATCAGGTGGCTAACGTATGTCATCAATATGGTGGCTATATGGCTAACGAAGTTACCCAGTATGATGAAGCTAAGCTCATTGGAGCTTAGTAGCCTGGATAATGGGATGTTGTTTAGTAACATTTACTTTAGAAAATAATAAGGAGAATGCACCATGAACACACACACGTTAAAACAAGATGTTGACACTATTGGAAATGGTGTATTCGCTAAAGGTACTGAGGTGGTGCTTATTAACTTTGACAGTGGCATCTGCTTAGTACACTGTAATGGTCAACAGTTCTATGTTGACATTGACAAGCTTGCTGAGAAGTAGCCTCAAGCCTATTAGAAATAGTAGGCTTTCTGATTATTTCTTTACACGTTAGGAGACAAGAATGAAATATTTAATACCTGCAATACTGCTAATTGGTTCTTTAACTTACTTGAGTATTGAGATTCAGAATATGTTTATGAATGAACTTACTTCCTTAATTATTGGTTAATGTGTTATTAGTTAAGAATAATAAAGGTAATAACAATACTAATATACTAGTATTACTAATACTTCTAACAACCTATACTTATAGTACCTGAAAATTTACGTTTTGTGAGTAAAAATAAGTGAAATTAGTTAAAATAGGAGGAAATTATGAGCTTTCTTAGTGTCCAATCGTTACGTGGTCAGATGCAATCATGTTGTCCTGATGCGCACTGTCGTATCGGTTTCGGTGATGACGAGAAGGTCACCTTATGCTGGGTATACAACGGTGGTTGGGAGTGTCACCAGATAACATTCCAATTAGGACAACTTAGCATTGCTAATCGTGTGTTTCAAAGGAAAATGCACGAAGCAAAAAGATTCTTTAACGGTTTGGAGTAAGTTATGAAACGTGAAATGTATTTTAAAGCATTGGCAGCCCTTAAAAAGGCTGTAGATGATGAGTTTGGTCGAGGTAAAACACAAGCATTGTTGACTCTCAACGGTGAAGGTGTGGTAAATCGTCTTGATAACACCGCGTGTAGTGCAGGGTTAAACTACCTCAGAGATGACGCACGTAAAGACCTGCAATGCATCATCTCGTTAAACCAACTGAATAATGGGTGTAGAGAAGAGCTTACGCAAGAGGAGAGGCAGTTATTTTGTGACTGGTTCTTGAAACGTAGTCCTTACGCCAAGTGCATCGTCACTAAGAGTGTGAAAACTGCACTCACCCTTGGTATTATAGTTGACCCTAACTACCCAGCGAATTTAGTAGTTGGAACAACTATAGCACAACGTGTGTTATGGGAGTACACCAATATTGTCCAACGCTTCTGCCGCTTTACTAAGGCAGGGATGGATGAGGATGCTGCTTTCGTCATGGCACACAGATATAGCGTGGACGATGGTAAGGTTGCAGAAAGCTGTGAGTCTGGGCACTGTGCCCTAAATGGAAACTATGTAAGTAAGGAGTATATTAGTAACTTCTCGAAGAGAACCTATAGGAATAAAAGGCGTAACTTCAATGTTGTACTTAAGTACGGCATGATTCATAAGCTCTGGGGGGAATACTGGGCAAGAGATTCAGGAATTGACCAGAAGATAAAAGAACTTGTCAAGGTTGAGGTAGCGCCCAAAGAGATACCAAACCCATTCGCACTCACAATGAACCTCAAACGAAATGCACTCACTGTAGAGGCATGTGTTGAGTATATTCAATCAATCCTAGGGGAATAGTATGCCTAAAGTATTAATTATTGATGGTGGCCCAAGCTACTATGCAATGTTCGACAAGATGGGTTGGAAGTTTGCAACAAAGGTTGAAGATGCAGACCTAGTACAGTTTACAGGTGGTGCTGATGTAACACCTAGCTACTATGGGCAAGTACCTCACCCAACTACATCATCAGATGCAGGTCGTGACAAACGTGAAGCCCTTATCTTTAATAAAGCACGTAAGTTAGGTAAGCCTATGGCTGGTATCTGTCGTGGTGGTCAGTTCTTACATGTGTTAAGTGGTGGCACACTATTCCAACATGTACATGGTCATGCAATGTTTGGGACACACGTTGCCGTAACGCCGGACGGGCATATCTTCCAAGTAACCTCGACACACCATCAAGCTATGCGAGATGATTGTGGGGAAGTCCTTGTAGTGGCCGAAACACACGCCCCACAGGAGTTTATGGACGAGGATGGTACGATTGCATTAAGCTCGGCATTAAACAGCGTAGAGAGCGTATATCACGCTAATACGAAGGCTTTCTGCTTCCAACCTCACCCAGAGATGGACAAAGGGAAGGAATGCTGTGTGTTCTATTTCTCCAAACTAGCTGAATTGTTTGGGTTAGGGGCGTAGTGGGATTAAGGGATGTGGTTTAGTTGCATTTACACCAGAAAATAATTACAGGGGAATAGGATGTGTGGATTAGTTGGGGTTGCCGGAGAAATTGGGCATACTGAAGATAAAGTCTTCAGAGATTTATTAATAATTGACAGTATTCGTGGCCCGCACTCAACAGGGGCACTTTTTGTGAGTAAGGCAGGGCATCCAACACTAATTAAAACTGCTGGAGACCCTTTTGTATTGCTGGAGAACACACGTTTCGCCACTCAAATGCGTTATGCTAACCGAGTGTTGCTAGGTCATAACCGTTACGCCACCAAAGGTGCAGTCAACAAGGCAAATGCGCATCCTTTTGAGTTTGATACTCTTATTGGCGCTCACAACGGTACATTGACAGGCCAATACCTGCTAGATGACCATAAAGATTTTGCTGTGGATAGTGAAAACCTATACTACCACATGGATAAACATGGTGTACAAGCTACTGCACCTAAGTTAATGGGTGCTTATGCACTAACTTGGTATGATAAGAATGAAAGTTCAGTTAATTTCTTGCGCAACTTTGAGCGTCCTCTTTATTATACATTCGCCACAAGTAATAAAACAATGTTCTGGGCTAGTGAGCCTTGGATGTTGACTGGAATCTTAGGTAAGCATAAGGTTGAGCACACCGACATCATTCAGGTGGAGGTGGGATACCACTACAAGATGGTTATTGAAGGCAAAGGTATCCTGCCTGACATGATTATTGAAAAGGTCACGCCATACTCATACAAAGCAAAAAGCAGTAAGAAGAGCCACACAAACGCACTGTCTACTTATGTACGGAACAAAGTATCACACATCTGCGGTGATGATGGGGTCTTTAGGGAACTTCAAGAGCATCTTGGGCAAGAAGTGTACTTTAGCGTGGTTGGTTTCTCTGCACCAACAGGCAACGACAAGAACGGGTACTACCTAGCAAGTATGTGTGCAAAACCACACATCAAGTTACGTATTATCACCACAAAGGACAGCCGAACTAGCAAGAAGATTGATTGTGGGGAACGCTTTAGCGGTACGGTGAATCGAATTAACAAAAGGGCAGCTCCATACGGAGTTATAGCAAACGCAAGTATCTCTATTGTAAGAGAGTTACCTAGCGAGGATGATGAGGACGACTCACCATGCTTACTTGGCTATGGCGGTGCATTACTTACAGAGCAAGAGTGGGAACATGCAACGAGTGGTTGCTGTGCTTGGTGTTCTAGCCCTGCTATTGCGGACGAGCATACAGATTACTCTTGGGTGGATGACAACACATACGTTTGTGGTGATTGCTCACAAGAAGCTGACGTTAAACAATATTTATTAGACTGAGAGGTAAGTTATGAAAATCGGTAATAGCGAGTTTTTAATCGGGGCAGACCCAGAGTGTTTCGTACGTGAAATCAAATCTGGTAAGCTTGTCAGTGCTCATGGGATGTTGCCGGGCACTAAAAAGAATCCCCATAAAGTACCTCACGGTGCGGTGCAGATTGATGGCATGGCAGCAGAGTTTAACATTGACCCAGCAGCAACGTGCGAAGAGTTTGTGCGTAATGTCACGTCAGTGTTGAACACCATCCGTGAGATGATTGGGCCTGAATACGAGTTGGTGTTCACCCCCACAGCACACTTTGGTAAAGAGTTGATTGATGCTCAACCACAAGAGGCTAAAGAGTTGGGTTGTGACCCAGACTTCAACGCATACACAGGCAAAGAGAACCCTGTACCAGATGCTGAACTTCCATTTCGTACTGCAGCAGGGCATATCCACATAGGGTGGACAGAGGGCCAAGACTCACACAATGCAGAACATTACAAAATCTGCCGCCACATAATCAAGCAATTGGACTACGCAACACTGCCCACCACACAGCTTGAGAATGATGACACACGACGTAAGCTATACGGCAAGGCTGGGGCGTTCCGTCCTAAGTCTTACGGGGTAGAGTACCGTACACCCTCTAACTTCTGGTTAGAAAGTGAGGAAACAATAAGTCTGATGTACATTGCGGTTACTCAGGGCATTAAGAAGCTCGTCTCTGGGGAGGAGGCGTACTCAGATAGCCCACACCAACAATCAACAGTACGAAGTACCTTCGACAAGGTTGAGGGCGTATACCAATACGACAATTTGGACTGCAAAAATCTCGCGAGAAAGTTCGGTTACAGAGACCAGCTCCTTCACGCCCTCGAAGCCCAAAGACTACGTCCCCAACCACGTGAGGGGCTTTTCCATGTATGACCATGCTGAGTATGCTAGAACACGCCTAGTTGGCACTATCGTCCTACATCGTCGCACTCCTGTCTACATAGAGACAATTAAACGGGATATGACAGCTACTGTATACAATCCACTACAGAAAAATGCCAAGGCTTACCAAGTGCCGCTATGTGGGCTGAACCTCTTAGACTTTGAGTTAGGTTTTATTAACAAGCCACGAGGCGCTGTGTATCTATCCCGTAAGCCACTACGGCATGACTGGAGACAAGGGCTTCGGACTAATAACGTACACTCAAGCAATGGACGTACCACCATGGATGATATTGCGGGGGCATTGCTCCACCGTTACCCCAGCTTCCAGCAGGTAGCCAAGCGGGTGTTGGTTGATAGGCTAGTCCCTAGCTGTGCTTGGTGTCAAGAGTTTGCAATGAACTCTCAGAACAAGATTATCTGGCGCTATGACGTGGTTGGGCAATACTCTCATGGGGATTCAGCAATAACACTTGATGCTCGATTTAAGTTCTTAAAATACAGTTTGGAGGAGGTTACCCGTGACAGTTGCAAAGTATTTTAACATACCTGACAGGAAGCTCACCGATGGTGACCTAGGGGTTGAGGTTGAGGTTGAGGGATGCAACCTACCACGACGCATCCCAAGATACTGGAACACTGATTATGATGGAAGCCTTAAAGGAGAGGCTTACGAGTATGTCTTAGCTAAGCCCCTAAAGAAACCTGAGTTAGCTAAGGCTCTGGTTGAGTTGGATAAGGCGTACTTAACTAACGGCAGTGTGGTTAACGACAGTGTACGCTGTGGTGTGCATGTCCATGTGAATGTGCAGAAGTTAACCATTACACAACTATACAACTTCTTCACCCTATACTCATTGTTTGAAGGCCCGTTGCTACACTACTGTGGTAAGGGTCGTGATGGGAATCTATTCTGCCTACCCTTGAATAAGAGCCCTCAAGTTGTGTATGCCTTACGTGAGGCAGCACAGCAGAAAGAATTCCGCCCATTGTATGACGATGCCTACCGCTACTGTGCAATGAATGTCAAGGCATTAGGTCAGTATGGTAGCCTTGAGTTCCGTGCCTTACGTGGCGGCCCTGACCTACAGCGTGTGTACAAGTGGGCTGAGCTGTTGCAACACCTACGTGATGTGGCAATGGAGTTTAAAGACCCTTGTGAAATCATTGAGTCTGCCTCCCTTAATGGGCACTTAGAAACATTTAAGAAACTCCTTGGAGATAAACGCTCCGTCATGTTTAAGGCTGTACCAAACATTAAACGTAAGCTACAGAAAGGCGCACGTAATGCAGCAGCAATTGCTTTTGCAACTAACTGGGCAGACTTCGATAAGAAGTATGACCCTTACCCAGATTTCTATTAAGGAATTGTCATGAAATTATTTATTAAAGGCCACAAAGCTGGTAGTAAGTCCGTTAAGGCGTTACGTGATGTATTAAAGGCTGCTGATGTTGATGTCAAGCTTATTCGTAATAAGAATAGTAAGTATGTACACGATGCGGAAGAACACCTAGTGATTAACTGGGGTGATAGTGGTGCGGAAGTCTATGGGAATATGTTAAATGACCCGAGAGCTATCTCTTTTGCGTCAGATAAAATGGCGACATTCAAGTCATTGGCCGAACGTGATGTAAGCTCAGTCCCTTTCTTCTTTACTAAGGAAGGGGCTCAGGACTTCCTAGAAGCTCGTGAGGGACGCGTTGTTTATTGCCGTACAATCATCCAAGGTAGTCAAGGGGATGGCATTGTAGTGGCTAAGAATGCCGATGAGCTAGTACCTGCCAAGCTATACACTGGCGGTATTGTTGACAAGAAACGTAAGGAGTATCGGGTACATGTGTTCAACGGCAAGGTTATCAATATACAAGAGAAGCGTCGCCGTAATGGTTACAAGGAGCTTGAGAACTACAGTGACGATGTACGAAATCTTGCAGGTGGCTGGGTATTCTGTACCAAGGATGTCAAGCTTGGGGACGAAACGGTACAGACCTGTGTTAATGCCGTAGCTGCATTAGGCTTAGATTTCGGCGCTGTAGACATCTTACAGACAACCAATGGTAAGTGTTGGGTATTGGAAGTAAACACCGCCTGTGGCTTACAAGGCTCTACTGTGGACAAGTATGTAGAAGCTATTAAGGATTACCTAAACCCTAAGGTGGCTGATGTTGCAGATTTAGTCTGGGGTGAGGATTAAGGTAACAGCAAGTTACGTCAAGTAACGGTAATAATAATGGGAGTATTAAAGTATGAGTAAGAGCTATAACAAGGTGGTCGTAATTAACCCAACGCTTAAATGTTACAAACAAGTTGGAACTACCATTGAAGAAGGTACGCTGACAAGTATTGTATGTATAGGTGGTAGGAAGGTTAAGTTGCGGAACATTAACATGACTAAATTAGTTTCCAAGAAGACCGAGGAACTAACCATCCTATATAACCCCAAAAACGGTTGGGTTAAAAAGTACCCTAATGCTTGTGTGGCAAATAAGGTCAGAGCAAAATGGGGAATGCACCAGCAAATACTCACAGTAAGCGTGTAACGGTAATAATAATGGGATGTGGAGTATGTAGATTTTTGCTAGAAAATATTTTCCATGTTCTAGCACACACAATTTAATAAGGAAATAGTATGTCAAAGGTTACACGTATCGAACAGTTAGCAAATGAAGATTCACTATACCGTGTTAGTGGTTTGTTTGAGAAGAGTCAGATTTGCACTGTGGTTAAGTTATTTAATTGTCACCTAGTAGCGCCAGTGCTAAACTGTCCTAAGGGCCAATACTATGAGAGCCACGTTTTTGAGGCAATGCTAAAGACGGGTTCAGTTAAAATTATGTGCCTACAACGAGGTTATTAGGGGAGAGTAGATGGGAAGATGTATAGCAGAGCTCCCACATGAATGTGGTACAGAGTTCGGGCTTCGTGCCTTTGAACGTGAAGATGGCACAGTAGATGGATTCTGCTTTCGTTGCCACAAGTATGTACGGCATCCGTTTGGTAAGCCAATGGGTGTTGAGGATGTCCCAGCACCCAAACGTAAGTTAGGGCTAACAGAGGAGGAGTTAGCAGAGGCATTTGCAGAGATTGCAGAGTGTAAGGCCGTTGACCTAGTAGACAGACGTTTACGGGCTGATTGCTTAGACTACTATGGAATTAAGATTGGCATGGACAGAGCCACTGGGAAGAAGCCTGAGCTTCACTACTATCCATACACTAAGAGGGGGAAGATAGCAAGGTGTAAAGTAAGACTCATTGAAAATAAAAGAATGTGGTCTATTGGTAATGAAAAAGATGTAGACTTATTTGGGTGGGAACAGGCAGTAGCCTCAGGCGCTAAGCGTTTGCTAATCGTTGAAGGAGAGCTTGATTGTCCTGCACTTAAACGTATCATTGATATTCACACCAAACCTGAATTTGACCAATACAAACCTGCCGTGGTGTCCCTGATTAACGGGAGTAAATCCGCAGGTAAAGACTTAGCTAGGCTTGCACCTAAGATACGTAAGCACTTCAAGGAAGAGGACATCAGCTTTGTCTATGATGATGACGAGTCAGGTGAACACGCCGTGGAAGACTCAATCAAAGTGTTCCCTAATGCAACATCAGTAACACTGCCAAGTAATGATGCCAATGCCTGTATCCTAGAGGGCACTACAAGGGGTGCGTTCAACGCAGTGATGTTCAAGGCAGAGAAGCCTAAGAACTCTCGGCTAGTGTCCGCTGATGACTTGTTTGAGGAAGCTAAAGTGCCTGCTGAGTTGGGTGTTAGCTGGCCTTGGGCAGTTATGACAGACATGACTCGTGGTATCCGTACTGGGGAGACTATCTACATAGCCGCTGGGGAGAAGATGGGTAAGTCTGAGATAGTTAACGCCCTTGCAGCACACCTCATTAAAGAGCATGGTTGGAAAGTGTTCTTGGCTAAGCCAGAGGAGGCATTGAAGAAGACGGTCAAGATGCTGGCGAACAAGATGGTCGGTTCTGTGTTCACAGACCCACACATTCCGTTTGATGAGTCTGCATACAACAAGGCTTGTGACCTGATGAAAGGTAAAGTCAAGCTCCTTGGTGTGTACCAGCATGTTACTTGGGAGGTGTTAAGGGCTGACATATGTGCAGCAGCAGCTTGGGGTACTAAGGCGGTGTTCATAGACCCACTAACATGTCTTACAAACGGCATGAGCAGTACAGAACGTAACGATAAGCTGATGGGGATAGGGCAAGAGTTAGCAGCCTTGGCACTAGACCTTGACATTGTAATCTTTATCTTTGCCCACCTAAATAAACCAGCACAAGGCGCTACGCCATGGGATAGGGGTGGTAAGATAACAACAAACTACTTTGCAGGTAGTAGCGGCATGGCACGTAGCTGTAACTACGCAATAGGGTTGGAGGGAAATAAAGACCCAGAGCTTAGTGAGGATGAACGTAACATCAGGAAGTTAGGCTTGCTTGCAGACCGAGAGTTTGGTGAGTCCGGCTATTGTAATCTCTACTGGAACAAGGCTAACCACATGTTTAGTCAGATATAGGAGGGCTATGCTTAGATTCTTATGCGGGTTGTGGTTTGGTGCACTGTTAGCCATACTTGCAGCTATGTACATTTCAGAGAAGCCTATGAGGGATGCTTGTGGGCTAGTGGGGGAAGACTATTGGATGGTCTCATATAATGACTTGGTTGTTGTCTGCAAGAAAGGAGAGCAGAGAGTGACAGTGGTGAGATGATATGAAGAAGGAGATAGAGCAGCACTACATTGATAACTACGGGAAGTTTGTTAAGATATTGAACCACAGGGCAGGCTCGGTTCAAGGGGCAGAGGATGTTATCCAAGATGCCTACGAACGTGCCCTGCGCTATAAGAACAGCTTCAACCCAGACTTACAGGAGTTTGGTGGTTGGTTTAATGGCATATTGAATAATGCACTACGTGACTATAAGGTGGTTGAACGTCGCCTAGGTATGAGTGTGGAGTATGATGAAGAAAGGGAGGAGGGAACACCCCTTCTTGAGTGGGAACAGAACACTATTGACTGTGTGCTTGCCGACATAAATAAAAGGAAACTCCTTATTAGGCAAGTGTTGTTCCTTTACTTCTTCCGTCAATATAAACCACGAGATATTGTTCAGGTACTTGAGACGAGTAATGCTTATGTGCGAACTTTAGTTAAGGAGTTTAAGAAGGAAATGAAAGCTAAGTACGGGGATAAGGTTTGAGGTATTTCTTAGACACGGACATGCCTGACTGGGAGTGGTACATCTTGGATTGTGTGAACTTCTATAGGAGGGTGGAAGGGCCATTTGGCACACGAGAGGAAGCACAAGCGAGGTGTGATGAATTAAACAAGGGGTAGTATGTCAGAATTTGTATTGAAGTGTTGTGCCCATTGCGGCAAGGAGTTTAGTAGTGATGTCTCAACTAAGCTATACTGTTGTACCAACTGCAATAAGGCCGCTTGGCGCAAGAGGAATCCTGAAAAGGTTAAATCTTACCGGAAAGAGTACGACGGGAACGTACCTAACAGGATTCTTACTAGAGTGAAAAGCAGGGCAAAGAGGTGTAAAATACCTTTTAACCTGACGATAGAGGACATAATCGTGCCAGACCTATGCCCAGTTCTTGGAATACCTATATACAGTGTGAGCGGAGCAGGCACTAACCAGTACCACTCCCCATCTCTGGATAGGATAGTGCCAGAGCTGGGATATGTCAAGGGGAATGTCCGTGTCATTTCGCAAAGAGCAAACTTACTTAAAAGTAACGCAACAATTGAGGAGTTGGAGGCCGTCCTAGATGACGCAAGGAAAAACTTACTGCTTTGATTTAGAGGGGGACAGCCTTACACCCACAAAGATTTGGTGTATTGGCTGCCAGAATGTTAAGGTTGGTGGTGTAAACACTACCACAAGCTATGAGAACATGCGTAAGCTGTTTTCTAACCCAACCCATACATTCATAGCACATAACGGGAAACGCTTTGACATCCCTGTTATGGAGCACCTGTTGGGTATTAGCATAAAGGCAAGAGTTATTGATACACTGTTCTTGTCTTGGACACTAGAGCCTAACAGACCTAAGCATGGGCTGGACTCATACGGAGATGAGGCTGGCATACCTAAGCCCCCAATTGAGGACTGGGAGAACTTACCGATAGAAGAATACTTGCATCGTGTCACGGAAGATGTTAAGATTAATATGTACGTTTGGAAGAAGCAACTTAAGATGCTCAAGAAGTTGTATGACAATGATATGGATGAAGTAAACAGGTACATTGACTTCCTAATGTTCCATGCAGACTTAGCAGTCAAGCAGGAGCAAGTAGGTTGGAAGCTGGACAGTAAGCGTTGTCCCCGTGTATTAGGGGAGTTGGTAGAGGTCAAGGAAGCTAAGCACCTTGAGCTTGAGAAGTATATGCCTAAGGTGGCAGTGTATAAGAAGAAGACATTCCCTAAACGGGAGCAGTTCAAACGTAACGGGGACTTATGTAATGATTGGGTTAACTGGTATGCACTGCTTGAGGAGCAAGGGCTACCAAAGAATCACGTTGGTGAAGTTAAGTATGTGGCAAGCTACAAAGAACCTAATGCCGGAAGCGTTGACCAACTCAAGGCTTGGTGCTATAGCTTAGGCTGGAAGCCTAGTGAGTTTGACTACAAGAGGGACAAGAAAACTGGGGATGTGCGTAGGATACCACAACTCAGGGTTAAGACGGACGAAGGGCCAGAGTTAGCACCTTGTGTTAAACTCCTGCTCGATAAAGAACCTAAGTTAGAGCTCATAGCTGACTTAGGAGTAATAACACACCGCATCTCAGTGCTCAATGGCTTTCTGAATAACGTCAATGAAGAAGGTTATGTCCAAGCACAGATGCAAGGGTTTACAAACACATTACGGTGGAAGCACAAGGTTGTCCTTAACCTGCCCGGTGTTGATAAGATGTATGGGGAGGATATGAGGGGCTGCCTGACATGCCCAGAAGGTTATGAGTTATGTGGCAGTGACATGTGTGCCCAAGAGGACAGGACGAAACAGCATTACATGTGGCCGTATGACCCTGACTATGTTACTGAGATGAACACACCAGACTTCGACCCTCACCTTGACTTGGCAGCGTTCGCAGGGAAGCTGACCAAAGAACAGGTCGCGGCATTTAAAATCAAGAAGAACAAGATTGTAGGTGCAATACGTAAGGTTTATAAGTCAGTGAACTATGCCTGTACTTATGGAGCTCAAGGGCCAACAGTAGCACGTACAGCAGGAGTTCCTGAGCCAGAGGGGTACAAGCTAGTTGAGTCATACTGGAAACGTAACTGGTCTGTAAAGGCTATAGCAGAGGAGCAGATAACTAAGAAATGTAATGGCTTGATGTGGCTATACAATCCAGTCAGTAAGTTTTGGTACTACCTAAAACATAAGAAGGATATATTTAGTACACTAAACCAAGGGACAGGCTCTTACGTATTCATTAGATGGTTGATGAATGTTGTGGCGCTAGGTGGCCCACCAATTATTGGCAATGTACACGATGAGATAATATGTCTCATTAGGAAAGTACCGGGAGCTAGGGAGAAGTGTGCAGCATTATTGCACAAGGCTATAGCAATGGTAAACGAACAACTTAAACTGAACAGAGACCTTGAGGTTGATGCTCAATTCGGAAACACTTATGCAGACATACACTAAAGGATAAATAATATGGCTTTAAACGCTAAGCGAGTAGCAGTACAAGCAACAGGCAACAAACAAGAACCAATGGAAGCTGGCACATACCCATGTCGTGTAGTACAGATTATCGACTTAGGTGTGCAGCCTCAACGTGCATTCGATGGTAACGCTAAGCCACCTATCCAGCACATCCGTATTACTTATGAGTTCACTGATGAGTTCTGCTTAGATGATGGTGGCAAGGAGCAAGACGATAAGCCACGTTGGTTATCAGAAGACATCCCGTTCCATTCACTAAGTGCTGACCTAGCTAAGTCCACTAAGCGTTACAAAGCTATTGACCCACAAGATAACTTTGATGGGGATTTCACACAATTAGTTGGTTGTGCATGTAATGTTACCATTGTGAATAGCGAAGGTAAAGGTAAGAATGTGGGCAAGGTGTACAACAACATCGGAGCTGTCACATCAATGCGTGACCGTGATGCTAAGAAGTGTGCTGAGTTAGTGAACGAGCCTACTGTATTCCTCATGGATGAGCCTGACAAGAAGGCTTGGGGCAAGCTACCTCAGTGGTTACAAGATAAGATTAAGGCCGCTATTGACTTCGAGCAAAGCCCATTAGCTAAAGTGTTGGCTGGTGGGGAGCCTGACAAGCAAGAGCCTAAACCAGAACCTAAGCAAGAGCCTAAACCAGAACCTAAGCAAGAGCCTGTAGCTGATGATGGTGAAGAAGATAGCGATAAACCTTGGTAGGAGGTAGTTATGTGTTGTGATGCTTGTGGTGGTACGAAAGATGATGGCGAGAAAGGTGTGTGTAAGCATTGTGGGTCAACTACGTATGGGGGGATTTCCGAAGATATTTGTGGGTATAGTCCATGCTGCTGTGGGCATTGCGGATCCGCCCCTTGTGACGAGAGATGCTAGTTAAATTAAGGGGCTTCGGCCCCTACTTTGGAGGTAGTATGGCAAGGCGTACTGATTTTACTAAAGCCCTAACGTACACAGGGCAGAAGCTCAAGGGTGATGTTGAAGTTACCCTAAAGATAGATGGTGTCCGTATCTTATACCGAGATGGGGAATTAGTTACACGTAACAACAAAGTGCCACCGGGGCTGTACAAGGCATGTACAAGGGGTGCGATAGAGAAGCTCAAGAAGCATGGGGACTGTGAGATATACCTTGGCTCGTTTGTCAAGTCTAACAGCCCATTACAACGACATGAGCCAGAGGTTGGTTGCATTACAGAGGAGCACATCTACCCACTGGCTGAGTTGGATGAGCGCCTTAAGTATGGTATCTGGGAGGAAGTTACAGGAGAGTTCTATGAGGCCATGCAAGTCATGCTAAGGATGGCAGTGGGGGCAGGATTTGAAGGTCTTGTGCTTAGGGCCAATGGCAGGTGGTATAGGATGAAGCCAAAGGCTACGGCTGATGTATTCATTACTGGTTGGTTCGAGCAGAAGGACAAGCACGGCGAGCTTAAAGGGGTATTGGGCGGGTTTACAACCAACTATGGTAGAGTTACAGCCTTCACTGATGAAATGCGCGAGAAGCTCTGGGTTGAGCCTGTGCAGCATGTAGGTAAGCTAATGGAGGTTGAGTATAAAGAACTGTATGCAAGCGGGTCATTCAGATATGCTGTTAAGTTCTTACACTTCCGTTACGATAAAGATGTAGAATCATTTGATAAAGTGAACGTAGGGAACATCGAATTTAATCCACACATGTGGGAGGATGAATAAGTATGCAAGTAGAAACATTAGGTTGGGCAGCGTGGTTAAAGGTTGAGTCAAATAAAGTGAAGGGGAAATAGATGGAGTTACAAATTGGAATGCCCGTAGTATTACATGATGTACATGGGCTAAAGGATTGCCAGCTATGGCCGGGTCAAGAGGGAATGGTAAACTCAATGGTGAATGTGGAGGGTGTTAGCTACATCTACTTCATGCCAGATAATACGACACGTATGTATGTTATTACAGAAGACCGTGTGACTATTAATGAAGATAAGATTGGTGCTTGGGAGGCAGAGAATGAATAGCTGCCCTAAGTGTGGTGGTGATTTAATAGGGGATGGTTACTCAACAGTAATGCACTGTGAGTTTGCAGACCCAGAGACTTACATATACTGTGCTCCTGATGAGGGGCCGATACTGTGTGACTTTGACATCTTGGAGAACCTAAAGGTATGTGAGGAGTTGCTTATGAAGAAGGAGGTGTGATGAAACCATTAATCGATATGGATATTTTACGCTATGAAATTGGGGCGTGTGGGCAGTATGAAGATGAAGAAGGTAACATAGTAGCTAAGAGCTTTGATGGAGTGGCTGCTGCTGTTGACCAGAAGATTAAGGAAATCTGTGCCCTTGTCTGGGCTACAGAAGAACCTTTATGCTTCCTTAGTATGGATGCACGTACTAAGAAACGTGACGCTCGTAAGATTGAGCGTAAGGTTAAGCGCCTTGAGAAGAGATTGGAGGGGAATCCCCTAGACGCTTCCGCAAACGCTGAGGTGAAAGTTCTTAAGGAGCAGCAAGTATATAAGCCCAACTTCCGAGAGAACATAGCCAAGAAGAAAGTGTATAAGGGCAATCGTGCTGCATCAGTCAAGCCTTTACACTATGACAACATCACTGAGTATATCTTAGCAGCATACGACTGTGTAATGGCAGAGGGTCTTGAAGCAGACGACCTCCTCTCCATCTACCAACGTAAGGCAATGGCCGAGTGTAAAGACCCTACTACCATCATTTGCAGTAGGGACAAAGATTTGGCCCAGTGTAACGGAATGTATTTCTCTTGGGAGTGTGGGCGACAGAAGCAATTCGGGCCAGTCCTAGTGTCTGGGCTAGGTTCGTTACGCCCAATCTACAGAGGTAAGAATGCAAAAGGAGAGCCTAAGTTAGCGGAAGTAAAAGGTGTGGGGGTGTCGTACTTTGCCGCACAAATGCTTATGGGAGACCCAACGGACAACATACCGGGGCTACCGGGGTGTGGGCCAACAAAGGCGTACCCCTCACTAAAAGACTGCAACAGTGAGCAGGAGTTGTTCACCGCAGTTAAGGAGTTGTACGTCCTGAAGTTTGGTGATGGGTGGGCAGAGGAGATGCTTGAGCAAGGTAGGTTATTATTTATGGTGCAGGAACTAGATGAGGACGGCAAGCCAATTATGTGGCAGTTGCCAGAATATCTCTTGGAGGATGTTTGATAACACAAGCGAGGTTAATGGAGGTGCTACAACTTAACAATGATTGCACCGGATTTATCAACAAAGTGCGGAGAGGTAAGTGCTTGATTGGAGACAGTCCGGGGTATCCCCTTGAGGGGTACACGTACTTAATGCTGGACGGTAAAGCGTACCCCGCACACCACCTGATGTGGCTGTGGCATAAAGGGGAACTACCACCAAAAGGCTTCGACATTGACCACGAGGATTTGCGGCGGGACAACAACCACATTACAAACTTGCGGTTGGCAACCCGCTCCCAGAACATGCTCAACACAAAAGCACATAAGGACAGTAGGTCTGGTATTAAGAATGTATTCTTTAGGAGGGATACCGGGAAGTGGGCAGTGCGGCTCACTGTGAACGGGAAGTACAAATCTTTCGGAAGTTTCGAGGACTTAGAGCTGGCTGAACTTGTTGCCGAGGAGGCCAGAGAAAAGTATCATGGGGAGTTTGCAAATGGCTAGACCAAGCGGTGAGAAGAATAGGTGTTCTGGGCAGTGGACGGAAGCGAAGTTCCACAGCTTCATTAAGAGTATGCTGAGGCAGGGCACTAGGAAATGGGCCCCTATACAGCAATGCCTGAAGGAGGCAAGAGTGCGACGGGGCTGGTACTTGTGTGCCTATTGCAACCAAGAAGTACCTGCCACAATACTAACCACACTAAAGAACGGGAAGACTAAGCGAGTAAAGAACGCAATTGCAGACCATTTGATTCCCGTAGTGCCGCCAGAGGTAGGCTTTACCACATGGGATGACCTGATAGAGGGCATGTACTGCGAGATAGATAACATAAAGTGCTGCTGCCACGCTTGCCATCAGGTCAAGTGTGCAGAAGAAGCAGCCATTGCTAAAGAGCGCCGGGCAAAAGAGAAACAGGAGAAGTTAGATGAGTAAATTATTTCAAGAAATCAGCAACCCAGCACTACGTGCATGGAATCAGCTAGCCACACTACGTAACTTGGAGGAGGTGCATGGAGAGAAAGCATCCAGTGCCTACTACGAGGAGTTAAGTGATGCAGAGAAAGTGAACATCTTGGCAATTGGAACCCGCATCCTTGTTAAGGGTGAGAGTTTCGTACGTGCAGAAGTGAACCGAGAACTATAATCTTACGGGGCTTCGTGCCCCACATCTTGGAGTTGATTATGAGTGGTAAAAATAGAATTAAGCAGCAGAAAGCAAAGCAAGCTAAACGTGACAACCAACAGGCACATCAAGTAGCAGACAGCGAACGTAAGCACCAATCACACTACAAGCTAGACTGGTTTAAGCCTACTGAGATTCAGCAAGAGATATGCCTAAGCTACTACTCGAATGACCTGACAGCAGTACAAGGAAGCTCTGGTACTGGTAAGTCCACTACCGTTATCCACCTTGCCCTGAACGATTTAAAAGACCGACGATTCAGTAAGATTGTATTCTGTAAGACACCTGCTGAGTTAGGTGATGATAAGATTGGTTTCTTATCTGGGAGTGCAACAGAGAAACTGGCAATGCACTTCGAGGCAATGCGTAGTATTTTCCACACGTTTATGTCAAAAGAAAAACTTGTAATGGAGGAAGCACATGGGAATATCGAGTTTACTATACCTAACTTTATTGCTGGACGCACTATTGACAATGCCATCTTTATCCTTGATGAGAGCCAGCTTCTGTCAGCTAAAACCTGTAAGCTCTTGCTCGAACGGGCAGGACAAAACTGTAAAGTAATTGTCCTTGGGGATAAGAGCCAAACGTATGCTTGTAAGGAACGTACTGATGGCTTCACTGATTTTGTGCAACGTATCACCCGTGTTGATGAAGATGGCCAGAGGGTTAGCACACAGCCTACTATGGGTTATGTAGAGATGAAGGCAGCAGATAACATGCGCTCAGACCTATCACGCCGTGTGGTTGAACTTTACGAGGGAGTGTAGCACATGACAACTATAGTCTATAGCCATGAGCACAAAGAAATCGCATTCGACTCACGAGCATCCCGTGGTGGAGACATTGTAACAGACGACTACAACAAGTTATACAAGAGTAATGGTGTACAGTTCATCATCTCGGGGAGTCCTGCTGATGCTGAGGTATTCATTGCAATGTACGAAGACCCTGAGCTACGTGCCATCCCTGAGATTGATGCCATTGTGGTTGATGAAGGGAAGGTGTACAGTGTTCATCCCACAGAGGAGGGTGAGTTATCTTGCTTCGAGGCCTACTTTGATATTGGTGCAGGGAGTGGCTCTCCTTGGGCCATTGCTGCCCTAGACCACGGCAAGACACCACGACAGGCTGTTAAGTATGCAGCTACTCGTGACTTATACACTGGCGGTAAGATTCATGTGATTAAGGTGAAGTAGTGGAACTATGTGACTACAGTGGAGACCAAGTATTGCTAGACCGTACTGTTGATAAGCTGGAGGACGGCGGGAAGCCTGACTTAGTAGACAAGCCTAACCACTATATGGTTATTGGCAACACAGAGGCTAAAGACCTCATCAAGGTTATGCTAGACCAGTATGTTAAAGATAACCCTAGTGCCACACCTTACCAGATTTACTGTGCAGGTTGCTCCTTCAAGTACCGTCTTCGTGTAGGTAAGAAGGACGCTGTAGGGCAGGAAGTACGTAAGGCACTTAGGTATGTAGATATGCACAACGAGGAGATCTAATAAGTGAATTTGATTTACACATCGACGGGATGCGCACCGTGCAAGGCGCTCAAGATTAAGTTGGCTGAGGCTGGCATTGAGGTCACATACGTTAACGTAGAAACCTTGGAACGCACGGATTATCCAGCAGGGCTTCGCTCAGTACCAACGCTTGTTACTGGCCACGGGGATATGGTTGTTGGGGATGCAATACTTAAAACCCTTCTTGGAGGTAATGCCTAATGGAATTAAGCAACGAAATACTAAGTTCAATCACAATCTTTAATAAGTATGCTAAGTACATCCCAGAAAAGGAACGTCGGGAAACTTGGCATGACCTAGTTACACGTAACATGGAGATGCACATAAGCAAATATCCAAAACTTGAGGGGGGGATTAGGGATGCCTACAATCTCGTGTTTGATAAGAAAGTCTTGCCAAGTATGCGGTCACTCCAGTTCGGAGGCCGTCCAATTGAGCTTGCCCACAACCGCATATACAACTGCGCTTACATGCCAATTGACCACATTGATGCATTCAGTGAGCTTATGTTCCTCTTGCTTGGTGGAACTGGAGCTGGATATTCCGTACAGTCCAGACACACTGAACAGCTACCCACTGTTACTGGCCCAATTAACGAGAGCCGTCGGTTCCTTGTCGGGGATAGTATTGAAGGGTGGGCAGACGCAGTTAAAGTCCTCGTTGAGTCATACTTCCTTGGAAAGCAATATCCTGTATTTGACCTACGAGATGTGCGTGAGAAAGGGGCAGCACTAATAACCACAGGGGGTAAGGCTCCAGGGCCTGAGCCACTTAAGGTATGTCTAGGTAAGTTGGAAGTTATCCTTGATGCGAACTTGGGGCAGCAACTGCGGCCTATTGATGTCCACGACATGTGCTGTATCATTGCTGACGCAGTGTTGGCTGGCGGCATACGCCGTGCAGCACTCATCTCATTGTTTGACCGCTTTGATGAGGAGATGTTGACATGTAAGCAAGGTGCTTGGTGGGAGACAGCACCACATCGAGGTCGTGCAAACAACTCTGCAACACTTCCGCGAGGTGAGGTGAGCCGTGGTGAATTCTACGAGTTGATGAAGCGTGTAGAGGACAGCGGTTGTGGTGAGCCGGGGGTATACTGGACTAACAACCCAGATTGGGGAACAAACCCTTGCTGTGAGATAGGCTTACGGCCATTCCAGTTCTGCAACCTAAACGAAATAAATGCAGATGACTTGGTTGACCAAGCTGACCTGAATGCACGAGCTAAGGCTGGCGCACTTATTGGCACACTCCAAGCAGGTTATACAGACTTCCACTACCTACGCCCCGTCTGGAGACAAACCACAGAGAAAGATGCTTTGGTTGGTGTTGGTATGACAGGCATTGGTTCTGGTGCTGTACTTGGCCTAGACCTTCGTGAAGCTGCAGACGTAGTTATCGAAGAGAATAAGCGTGTGGCTGACTTGATTGGCATTAATCACGCAGCAAGAACAACAACAGTTAAGCCTAGCGGTACATCAAGCCTTGTGGTTGGTAGTGCTTCTGGTATACATGGTTGGCACAATGACTACTACATACGCCGGATGCGCCTTGGCAAGGATGAGGCTTTGTATAAGTACCTACACAAGAATATTCCCGCTTTAGTTGAAGATGACTTCTTTGCCCCAGCCACATCGGCAGTTGCCTCATTCCCACAGAAAGCTCCTGAGGGCTCTGTACTAAGACATGAGCCTATGACTGACCTACTAGAGCGTGTCAGACACTTTAACCTTGACTGGGTACGCCACGGCCATATGAACGGAGACAATACACACAACGTGTCTTGTACCATTTCGGTAAAGGCAGATGAGTGGCCTACTGTGTGTGATTGGATGTGGAAGAACCGCAATGACTACAATGGCATCTCTGTCCTGCCATATGATGGCGGAACTTATCAGCAAGCGCCTTTCGAAGATTGTACTAAAGAGGTGTATGAGGGTATGTTACCTCAGCTAAAGGCAGTTGACCTATCTAAAGTAGTTGAGGGGGATGACAACACAGACTTGGCTGGTGAGGTTGCCTGTTCAGGTGGTGCTTGTGAGCTTGTAATGTAAGGAGTTGATATGGAGAGTCCTGTGGAGTGGGCAGCTTTGAAGTTCCCACCCCTAAACTTATGGAATATGTGGCCAACCAAAGAGATGGCTGCAATACACGCTGAGGTTCAAGACCCGACCTTATGGAATGAATACGAGACAGAGGTAATTTAATGTTTAAAAGGTATGACCTAGAAGTAATCAATAACTTCCCAATGATGGTGGAGAAACCTGACGGACGTTACGTACATGCAGACACTTACATCAATCTTGTCCGTGCGTATAAAGAGTTGCTGGATGTTTACTGTAAGCCTGTAGCCGAAAGCTAGACAAAAAGAAAGGGGAGAAGACGCAATGTCAACTCCCCTTATATTACTTAACTTTAACGTAGTCACCTAACTCATCCCTGAGTGTGTCTACTTGATATTGTAAGAATTCCAACTGACCATCCTGCCTAACCTTACCCTCCGATAAAGTCCTCACAATAGCCAAGTCCTTTTTAAACCCCTCCTGATTAGTCGTCAACACAGCAACATCCACCCTAACAGCGGTATACGCACCGACCCCACCAACAAGGCCAGCAAGTAGTGCTGGGACTAACCCCTTTACAAAATCTGACATACCCTCTCCTAGAATAAATTCCTAATACTTCCAATAAGACTAAACAAACCTTTTATCATCTCACCCGGTGACGGGATAGCCCACCCTGCAAGCAGGATGATAACACCCAACATCCATGGTTCTATCATATTTGTGATGACATTACTCGTCTGACTTACTGAACCTACTGTTTCTGCAACAACCTCTTGAGGGGCAGGTATCCCTGCACACCCCGTAAGTAAGAGGACTATCCAAAAGAATAGCCCTACCAATAGATACCCTCTCACACTACTCCCCCTTAATGCGTTTCATAATAGAGATTAACTTCTCGGCATACTTAGGGTCAGTTGCATACCCTGCATCTTGCAGTGCTTGCGCTTGCTCCTCTGGTGTACCTGCCTCAAGTGCCTTGGCATATCTTGGATTGCTTAGTATGAAGTCCTTATACCCCTTGACACTATCCGAGAATCCCTCGAACTTCTTGAACTCATCATCAATCTTCACACGCTTACCGTCTACGACTTCGTGTGTTGTGATGGTCTGTCCCTTCCCTTTTATGCCAAAGTAGTTACTTCCTTTTACACTCTTGCCCCAACCCGACTCAAGGATAGCTTGTGCTGCCACTACCTCTGGGTGGATGCCAGTTCCTTGGACAACCTCAGTTATCGTTGGCACTATTGAGTTGACAAAGCCTTCCCTCGTTGAGGTGTCAAGCGTAGGCTCTGCCACTGCTACTTTCCCAGTAGGAGTAGTATTAATATTAGATTCCTCACTCTTCACCTCCTGTGGCTTTTTTACACCTTCCTCGGCTCCTTCCTCCTGTGGTAAGAAGAACTTACTACCTTCCTCAAAAGAAACTCCCAAAGCTTTAGAGTATACATTTACGGATGGAACTACATCTTCTCGTAGTTTCTTGTTCAGGTCACGTATGTCCTTTTGGGCAAGGCGGCTGTTCAAGTGTTCAGGTTTTAGTTCCCAGTGAATGTTCCCGTCAGTGACAACGAGTGTAGCTACGTCTGCAATAGGCTTGCTCTCCCTTGTGTAGCCTCCTGCGAATCGTGGGTCAGACGCACTACTACGTGCGGTATTCACCTGAGCACCTGTCACGGCCTCACGGATAGCAACATCAGTTACGTCAGTAACATACATCTGCATAGTCTCAAATGCAACACGCTTCTGCTCGGGGTTAAGTACATCCATAGCACCCTCAACATTCATAAGGTCTACAACATACTTAAGTTCGTCTGTGTCATAGTCCATGCCATTACGGTGCATGTGTGTGATGACACCCTCCAACGAGTCAGCCAACTCCCCCTTAACCTCAGCATCTACCTCGGGCTTAGCTCCCTGCTCCACTACAGTCTTTAGTGCCACCTTATCTTCCTCTGTGGCCTCTGTAACATCAAGAGGTTTAACTGGCTTAGGCTTAGGATTAAGTCTATTCAACTCATCCTTGGTCGCCTTAGAGGTCACAAAGTCAACAACAAACTTACTCATACTCACCCCGATTCCCGGCTGATGTCCCATAAGTTTAGATGCAGTGACCACTGCTAGGCGGTCTGGGTCTGATACAAACAATGCCTCAGCGATGTTCGTATTGCGGGCACGACGTGCTGCTGCTGCCTCAGTCTCAATCGTCTGATTTACAATGTCTTCTGCGAGCTGTAGCTCCTCTTGGATAGGCTTGGCTAACGCCATGATACTAGGGTCAGTTGCATACTCCCCTAGGCTGGCGATGCCACGGTTGAGCTCCATCTTATTCTTACGGATAACTAGGAGCGCCTCCTCTTGTGTCATATCTCCACGTTTCCATGACTCTACAAGCTCATCTGCCTCGTTCTCGTTCTTGGTGAGCAAGTCCTTAGACACTGTCTGGAATCCAGCCAACACTGTTGTCTTGAGCTGTCTTTTAGAGATTCGCCCTTGCTGCTCCTCTTGTGACATACGTTTAATGTCAGCAGAGATAATCTTATCCTTCATCTGCAAGGACTGGAACACCTCAAACTGTTTGTCGTTAAACTCTTGTGATGCACCAAAGCGACCAAACCCATCACTGATTGCAGCATTGCGCCGTTTCTGCTCTGCCGCCTCATCCACAGAAGGGCCAGCGGAAGTTTCCCCAGTGGCCTCCTTGAACAGTCTACTCGCATCTGTGGCAAGCTCTGGGTGTTCTGCATTAAACTTAGATAGTGCTAGGCGTTGCTCACGAGAGACATCAACCTTACCACTCGTAGCCCCTGCCTGTCGGATGTTTAGGAGGCGTTGAGACAGGTCTCCCATTGCTGTTGCAGTTGTACGCTTAGCCTCATCCACTGCCTTAGCTTGCTGGTGTCTGGCTGCCTGTTGGAAGATGCCAGCACCGACGTTGAGTGCTTGCACAACACCCTCCGAACCAGTGCCTTGTACTACTGGCACTTCCGCGAACTGCGGAGCACCTCCTTGTTGTACCTGATTTACTTGCTGAAAGCCTGTAGGCATTATCTATTCTCCTCGTACTCTCGTACTTTGTTGATTGTGTCGATTAAGTCTTGGTGTCTGCTAGTGCCATCGGCAGGAAGGGAATTACTCCACTCGATAATCTTATCTCCACCCATGTATTCAAACTTACTTATGATGTGGTCATATATAACACTGGAGCCACTTGCTGCATCTCGGTCTAGGTTCTTAGCAATGATGGACTGTGCCTTTGTACTACTGCCAAATGCGAGGAAGCACTGAGAGAGCACCATGATAACATACTCACTATCCTCTGCTGTTAAGCCCTCAGAAGCTAGACCACGGGTAGTACGTTTATACCACTCATTAACATCCTTGGTGTACTCGTTTGTCTCCTTGTACATATCCATACCTACCCAAGCTCGCTGTGCTGATGCCATTGTCTGGAAACCGAACATCATTAATACTGCCTCTGGTGTAGATACACTTGGGTCAACCACTTGCCCTCTCGCTCCGTATGCTTTGCCATACTCAAGAGCCATCTTAGCTTTGAAGTAGTTAGACATACCCGATGATAGGGATGCTAAGTCTTTCCAAGCCCTCGCCATAGTTACTGGGTGCTCACGTACATCCTTGTTGGGATTCACAATTGAGGCAACAGTCTTAGCTAGGTTGGTGATACGCGGGTTATTACCGAAGAACAACTGCCCTGATGGTGTGCTGGCAACCATTGCTCCCATGTCTGTAGCAAGCATACCTTTGATGAAATGCCACAATCCGTATGAGTCTGATGGGGCTAGGTTACCAAAGTTCATATCCACTTCCTCGCCTGTCGCAACAGACAACATTTTGTTGAACATGAAGAACTCAAGGCCTTGCACTATAGCTTCGTGTGTGTCTGGGTACTTCTCTTTATCAGGAAGCACGCCTCCGAACATCTCGTACATAGCTGCTGGTGGGAGGGTGAACATCATTGCATTGTACATGAACAAGCGAGCTCTTGACTCTTTAGACAATGCACGGTTAGTCATTTGTAATAGTGATTTGTGGGGAATCTGCATATACTGCATGAACAAGCCTAAGCTGTTCGAGTTGTACGGCATATCACCTGCACGGTTCATGTTGAATGTAAAGTTACGAGCCTGTCCTGAAATACGGTCAAAGTCAGAAGCATCTAAATAATTCTTAGCTTTCATTGCTGCATCGTAGTGGGCTAACCACGCTGAGTTAAGGTTGAGCTCCTCCCCAAAGTCGAACCCCACTTTACGTGAAAGGCTTAGTGGACTAGCCACTGGGCCGAAGTCACCTTTATACCGCTGGGATTCAGCCATATCAACAAGTGCCCCGCGAAGTAAGTTGTTCTGGTCAATTGATGCGGACAGTCCTGACTTCTTGTACTCAGCCCACATAAACTTAAGTTCATCCTTTGTACGTCCTGTCAAGGCAATTGCTGCCTTAGGTACGTCAATCCCCATACGCATATACATGAATGCGTGCATGTCTGCCACCAACTTCTGTGATGTCACATAGCCTGTAAAAGTAGCTGCAAGTAGTGTTGATTGGTGTACGTTCAGTGCGAACTGTCGGAATGGGTTGGTTGCTAGGTACATCTGAAATGATAGGTTCTTAGCAAAGGTTGTCGGGTTGAGTGTACTAGCTTTCTCGAACACTGACTCCACACTACGTAGCCCACCTTCACCAGCACTTTCTGCTATGCTTTTCAGGATGCCTTTAATGATTGAGTCCATGCCGTTGATGTAACCAAACTCTAGGAATGAGATGTACTCATAAGTTGAACGTGCATCTGCAACAGACTTAGATAACTCACGCCCCTTACCACCAATCTCGCTAATGTCTTTAGGGTACTTAGTCATACCTTTCTCAACAGGGAGATTCTCTGCATGTTGTTCCATGAAGCGTCTCTTCATTGCTGCAATCGTATCGCCCATGGCAACCTTGTTACCCATAGTGCGGGATGTGGCAATGATTGAGTCAATAGGGCCAAGCACATTACTATTCTCTGTCCCTGTCACAACTGCTGTAGCATCTTCAAGTTTGTCTCCACGTACTCTTTGTGACGACAGGCCATTTGACTCGAAGGTATCCATTTCAAAGTTAGCCAACTCTTTAGGGTTCTTAACGTCACCACGTACTCGGTACTCACCCTTGGTGTTTGTACGTTGTAGTCGTTTCACATACAAGTTAGCGTCTGCAATAGTCTCTGCTGTTGCAATAGCTTTCTCAAACTCCTTGCCATTCTCGGTAACACCCTTCTCCACGATGAAATGTGGGGATGTGTATATGCGTTGGAAGTATCCTTCGCGGTGTGGGTATACTCGGTCGGAGTCTCTTAAACCCCTCCAGCTATTGTTGTTGCGAACAATCATCTGGTCAGTTACTGCACCACCTAAATCCTGAGGACGGCGGAGGCGAGATACTGTATCACCTTTGGCATAAAGTTTAACTAGGTCATCTTCGTTCATAAACATAGAGATGCCCTTCACTGGGTCATAGATACGCTCACCACGTTCAACTTGGCCTTTAATGACAGGCCGCGTAATAAGACGGTCTTGCAACTTAACGTCCTCGTAGATTCCGTAGCCTTGGTTACGTAGTGCCCGTACGTCTGTGATGTTTCGGGTCTCCCAGATAGTGTCCCAATACTCACGAAATGATGTGATGGTCTCAATCTCTTCACCGCTGAACCCATACTCTCCGTATAGTGTGTTCACATTGTGAGGGATTTGTTTCTCATTTGCCTCAAGAATGTAGTTAAACATCTTAGCTTGGGAATCTTTACCTGCCTTACCATAGCTAGTGGCGAACTTCTTGCCAACAGCAAGGAATTCTTTTGTGATTCGTGCAGCCTTATCAACCTTAGCGTTAGCACCTAGTGTAAGGTGTGGGTCTAAGATAGATGCTGGGTCAAAGAAGTGGCGGTTAACTGAGAACTTAGCAGCTAGTGGGATGCGGTCTAGGAAGTTGTGCTTCACATCGTGCTTGTCCCAAGTCATTACATCTGAGTATTGCACACGGTAGTTGTAATCCACACCTACCAGAAAGTCTCCTCCAGTTGGTTCGTCTACGCGCATGTACTCGCCTGTATCATTACTGCGCTCTAGGATGTACATATCTTCACGGGTAAGTCCATGCTCGCGCAAGGCTACCTCAGTAAGTGATAGTGCTTCCTCTGCATCTGCCCAGCCACCATTAGCTGGCCCATACACTCCACTAATCTGAGCACCTGTTGGTGTGTGGACATGCTGGAACATCTCAGTACGTGAAGTAACACCGACGGCTTCTTGCATACGGTATACTACGTGAGCCTCTGCACTCTCCATCTCTCTACGACTTAGGGCGTTAATATTACTCTCGTCGATTGCGTTCTTAACATCCGAATCAAGTAGGAATTCTTTCTGGTTTATAGCGTCTACATTGTGTACCTTAGAACGTACTCCTGCATCCTTCCCCATCTCTGGCAATACTGCATCTGCTACAGCATCTACCTTATCAGAGCCACTGAGCGCCTGTGCGGCCTCGTCAGTCGTATCCTCTGTAATCATCTTATACATTGCTTTAGTCTTCTCTGCGTTCGTCTCAGACGCTATACGCAGTGGTGACACTGGACTTACTTTAGTTCGTACCATATCCTTAGCAGACAGTAGGTCTTCTGGCAATACTACAGGTAGCTTAGCTCCTGCCTTTACTGCCTTACCAGCTCGTGCTGCTTTTACTGCCCATGCAAGAGGCTTACCAAGAATGGTTAGGTCTGCAATACTAACAAAGTCATCAACCCATCGGTCAACATCTGTGTATGCACCACCATAGATAAGCTCATCGAACATCTGCTTCTCAAGGATACCGTTGGTAATGAAGCCAGTACGGTTGGCCTCGTGAGCCACGTTAAGGAACTTCTCTGCTGCACCAATACGTTCGTTAAGAGGCATACGTTTAAATGCGTTAAAGAACTCTTGCTTAGCTTCACCCATCAATAGGAATGACTGGAGTGAGCCACCAGCATCCCCAATCTTAACTAGGGCTTCTGCAACATTGGCTTGTTCAATGAATGGGATAACTAACTGAACCATGTCAGCCGTCATTGTGAGACCAGTCATAGTCTTGTCAAAGTCTTTACTGTCTGCAATTGCTTGCTGTGCCTCACGGTACTGTGTGACGTTCTTTAAGCTTTCAATTGCCAAGCTGCGTAGGCTGTCTCGCTCATCTGTAGTCGGGATGCCTTCTGCTTCATCCTCTTGCATTAAGAACTCACGTCCCAACTTGTGTGGCAATGTAGTCTCAGGGCGGTTGTCTGTGATGTCCATTTGAGAGATGGTGGAGCGAGTGCCAATATCGACAGAAGTATCTAACATGATATTAGACTTCTCTAAATTAAGCATGTCAGTTTCTTCTTGGTGTAGTGCATCCTTTAGTCCCACAGATGATGGACTATGCCCTAATGAATCTTGTTCATCAAGCACGTTGTTGTACGCGTCAATACCTTCCTGCCCACCTTGCTCAAACAAGGCATTAAATCCCGCTTCCATCTTCTGGTAAGCTGCATCCGGCTCTTTTCGTGGAGCTGTGCGCGCCTCATCAGTGCTATCCATTAGTACATTGTCAAACATATCTTATCCTTATTTACTTAGGTTCTCTACTGCCTCAAAACCACCCGCCGATTGGAACACGTTGGAACCTATTGCGGATACATTAGAGAACAATTGTTGTCTAGCTTGAGATGAGGCTATTGCCTGATTCCCTGCACTCAGTACATTTGTTGCTGACAGGGCTCCTGCTGACTGTGCTACCTGTTGGCTTGCTTGAGTTCCAACCAATGCTGTACTTGACAGAGCAGTGGAGCTTCCACCCACCCCAGACAGCTCAGCCTCTGCTAGGAGTTGTGCCCGACGTACTCGTTCCTCTCGGAGTGCCTTACGTCTACCTGCTGCCTCTGCTGCTGCGTTACGTGCCCTAACCCTCTTGGCCTGTTTCCGTTGTAGCCCTCGGGCTTTGTGCCCCTCTACGATACTGGCCCCAGCCCCTACCACAGAAGCTGCTAAACCAACTACTGCCAATACACCCATACTACCCCTCCAATTCCCAAACTATTATTTGGTGTTTGGTGCCATTGTAATCAACAGCACCTCTGTCCTCCCCACCTGCCATCCGTTTCACAAACTTCGGGTTTGGGGTTATTGTATACATACGCCCAAAGCCCTCCAGACGGAAAGCCTCCATTGCATCTTTAAATACTTTCTTAACTTCCCTTGCAACACGGGGTGTCCAGTTAGACACCTCCATGTGTAAGTTCACTTGCAAGAATTCATCGACCTCTGCACGGAATGCGAAGTCATCTGTTACTAAAACGTCATACACGATTGTTAACCCCCATCATTGCTGACCACCCCAGTATGCGGCAATCTTTACCTGCCTCCGAAGAAATCTTCAAGGAGAGCACTCGTCCCTTACCCCTGATACGATTCTTTGTAACTATGGTGGAGAATCCACTGTCGTATGTATCATTGACATCACTAGGCATGTACTGCGTTCTGTATCGGTATGCTTGGAACTCTCGTCCCCACCGACCTGACGTAGCACTGTTCGCCCAATCCCATTGTGCCTGTACCAGACATCCTGACTCATGTGTTGGATACCAGTCACCGAGAACATCTTGTGCGAACCCATCCTCTGTACGTTCAAAGTGGAATGTGATGTATGGCACTTGCTTATGTCTTTGGAAGTCACCTCCAGAGACGTAGCCTGTCACCATGTAGGCTTGGGCATCTACTTCCCCCCAATCTTTGAACTCGGGGTTTGTGAAGTTTGCGAAGGTAATCCAACTGCGACCCGCAATATTCTTTATGGTGAGGTATGAGATGTCGGTACTTCGCGGCTCTATGGCAACACTTGGAATTACTACAACGTCCTCCCCGACAACAACATTGTCAATACCCACAAGAACTTGCGTGGCTGCTGATGCCAAGATAACTGGCGGCACTTTCACTGGCCCCACAACCGTACGGCTCTCAGCCCCATCCTCGATAACTGAGGTGGTGAATGCCCCTGTTGTTGCCATCAACTTGAGCATAATCACTTTCTCTGCGTTAGCTATGCTGTTGTTCACTGTCCACGTTGCAGTGCTGGTGTAGGAATCGTACCCACCCACAACATCAACCTTCGCCGTGTATGGAATGCCGTCGTAGTATGTCTGTATTGTCTTCTCGGTAAGGTTGTCAAGTTTATATGTGCCAGCTTGACCTATACTAAGTAAGTAAATACCACGTTTGGCCCAGAATAGTATTGAAGTATCTATGACAATAACGGAACGTGGGCTTACACACCCTTCATCAGATACCTTCTGGACTCTTGGGTTTGTTGGGGTGAAGTAGTTACCATCTCCCCCAGATACCGCCCACACACCGTTTTGTCCGAATGCGATTAGAGAGTTCCCAAGGGGTACAAGATTGTTGATGCCATATGCACCATCAAGAGATAGGAAACCTCCGTCCGTCTCTAGCAGCTCCGGTGCATCTACAGATGTTGGGTCACCCTTTTGGTAACATTGAGTCAACGCCTTTCGGTGGTTCGTTAACTGGGAGTACATCAAGTACGAGTCAAGCCTTAGGTTGCTTGGTGCAGTCCCCTCTTCAGAGAACCCCCCAAACCAAGCCCGACCTCCATACTCCGCAACTGCCGTAGGGCCTCCTGGAGTTAAGTCTGGGGGAAGTGCCCCACCCTCAGCCTCAGGATACCCTTGGTCAGCAATCAGCTCGTTCCAACGGGCCTCTCGTGACTGAGAGCGAGTAAGTGCATCAATGATGAAGTAGCCCTTAGGTGCAGGGAAGTTCCCTTGTGCGTTTACCACCAAGTCCTCTGCATGGAACCGTTCAGCAGTCTTGTTGGTTGCATCTAAGTTGTTGTACAGGGCGGATAAAACAGTGTCAGCCATTGAGGGGTATTTCCCGGAGGCAGTGATGAACGACTGAATGGGGTCTTCAACAACCTCAGTAGTTTTCGGGAGTCGCTTTGTGGCGAATGTCTGGTTGCGTAGGTTATACTTATACGGCTGGTTGGCATCCGGGGTGTCTTCACTAACCCCGATTGTGAAGTCTAATCCGGCAGGTACGTTTGCCTTAAGCTGCGCAAACGCGGACAACGACAGGTTTGCAGTGTACGTCCATTGGTTGGTGTCAGACCTAGTAAATGAGTACGTAGCCTCGGTAATCCGGTCAGTGACCTCAAACCCCGAGAAGCTTGGGACACCCGCACCTGCGGTAAACACGACGGATAAGTATAGAGTGCCTCGGGCGGGGCGGGACGTAGCAACGAACTTACTTATTGTATATCCTAAGTATGTTGTTGGGAAGAAGTCCTCTCCAGTTACAGTAGTAATCGTATCCAAGTACCCTACTGTATCTTGCTCAGTCACGGTCTCGGAGGTTATGAAGTCGTAGGCCTCTGGCACTACTATATCACCGACAAGTCCTGCGGCTAACGGCCTTTTAGTAACATACTCTGGGTCAGTAAGTTCAATATAGTCATAGTCCTCTGGGGTATCCCCCTCCACTGCCCTGTTGTATTGTACATCAATCCCGAACAGGTCGCGTATTGTCAGTCTTGATTTCTCTACGTTGAACGTGGGGGCGGCAGGAATTGTAAGGTCAGCCACAACCGTATGTACATCTCTTCCGCCAGTTACTACTATGAGGGTTCCATCCACGTTAGCGAACCCGTAAGGGAGACTCCCCTTATCACCAATCCAAACAGTGTCAGTGATTGCACCCTCTGAGATTGAATCACTTGAGGTGAGGTACATGTGAAGCTCTCGCTCTAGCTGTACTACTAGAATGCTCACACTCGGGTTGCCTGACACGTTCTCCCACAGAAAGTTAGTAACTAAATCGGGGGAGCCCGTAGTATATGAGTATGTTGTAGCCTTAGGGACTGAATTAATCTCTTCCTCTAGGCCAAACCTACGTACACGAGAGCCATCCCGTGTCAGCTCAAAGTTAACCTCATCTAGGGAAGCGTTGTCAGGGAATGTTAGTGCATTAGCTTCTGTAACCAACCCACCAGATAGCGAGTTGAACTCAAGAGGTGCTACTTGCTTTGCCATTACCTTTCCCCCTTGCCTTAGATAAGTGTTTGTCGATAGCTTTACGAGCCTCCCCTGTTGAGGTGTATAGGCCACGTAGCTCTTTAACTACACTACCCTTACCCTTAGCTTTTATCTCTTTCATAGTCCCGTTACCAGACACTATGAGGTAACCTTTATACTCTTCCATTCAATACTCCGTTAGTTATTCTTGTCTATATAAGGGCTTGAGCTGCGACCTCTCCCACGTCTTCCGTAGTTAGGCGATTGGATACCACCAGCGATTCGTCGTGCCTTACGTGCCAACCACCGTTGCTGGCGTTTAGATTCTTGCTCCGCCTTCTGGTCAGCTACTTGTAGTAGCTTCATGGATGCACGGCTCTTAGCTTCCTCCACCAGTGCAATGAATGCCTCATCTGGCAAGTCTGGAATAAAGTCATCAGCAGGAATCCATTTGGGCATTACATAGGCCATAGCCTGTATGAATGTGGATTCGAGGTTGGCCTCACGTCCTTTGTCGTAGGCATTGAACACTAAGGTTCGGTCATCGAATGAGGTGTAGATTGTTGGATGTCTGTCGTTCATAATAAACAAGTCTATACCACTTGCATCAGCCACAACATCTACATTGTCATTAAGCTCATTATATGAATTGATTATCTGTAAGAACTCTTCTGGCTCTCGCCACTTCATACGTACAAACTTACTACGAGAACTTGCATCATCCCGTGTGTCATAGTTAACAAAAATCATCTCTTTGATGTCATCTTTAACGTACATGTGTGTAGGTTGGGCTAGGTCTGTGGTGGGGGTTAGATGTACCGCACGTCTTAGGTGAGGCCAGTTACGGGTAGACATCATAGCAAAGTATGTTGACTTAACCATCTGTGCAACCTGTGTTGCCTCTACGGTGTCATCAATACTATTTACTTCATCGCTGTCAATGTCGTTGAGTATTTCCTGAACTATATCAAGGAGTGACCATTTCATTTATTCTCTCCTATTGTACTGTATGCACAGTGCGGACGTACCAGCCATTTACTTTGACTGTAACACCTGTTGAGTCTGCTATCATAACAACTTGAGTAGGATTGTCTAGCGTAGCTGTACTTCCCATATAGACACTGAATAGACGTACTAATCGGTAAGTCCCTGCATCCTTAAAGTTTATCTGGGAGAATACTGGTACTGCCTCATCCACGACCCCTACACCAAGAATCACATCTAAGTCAACTGCGGTATTCGTGGATGTTGTAGTTACTTCCACATCAAAACGAACATCAACAGTGTCTCCTAACACAAGGACATCTCCACCGTTCTTCCAATGGAACTCATTCAGTGTGGTATCCCATATATCAGTTAGCCCCGGTAGGCCATAGGTAAGTAGCGTTCCAGCCCCTAGTCCATCATTAGTTAACTTGTATGGAGTACCTGCCACTGTCAGGGCTACGGGTGTTGTTGCCGTTGCTAAGTCATTGTAGTCGTACATGCCTTGCACTGTTGCGCCCGGTGCTGGGACGTTATCCTCAAAGGTTGCACTGCCTGCACCATCTGATGTTAGGTATTGTCCCGCTGTGCCATTCTCAGCGTCCTTAACTTCTTTTACTAGCCATTGCCCTGAGCCAAGCCCATCTGCCACGTACACCTGACCTGCCTGCGCCGTGGATGTTCCTTTAGGTTCATGTAGGTTAGGGTCTACTATATCTACGTGATTAATGTTCGCCATACTTTCTTTCTCCCAATAAAAAGGCCGAACCGAGAAAACTCGACTCGACCTTAAATGTCCTACAGCGCTTTAATGTAGAAAACGTGCACTGTACCAGCCGTTGGGCCAGTGATAGTAACGTCACCACCAAGCGGTGTTGCAACGTAAGTAGCTTCTGCACCAGTGGCAGCAGCAACATCAACAGCACCTACAGTGATTGCGGTAACCGCACCTGTAGAGAACTCCTCAACAACCTGTGTGACAACTGAACCAGCAGGGAGTGTAACTTTCATTACTGACTCACTGTCAAAGTTGACAGACGCTTCGTTCTTCATACCTTCTGTGCCGATAACACCTTGTGTGCCACCGACAGCGCGAGGGCCGAAGTGATTTGATACACCCAGACCTGCACTATCTTCAAAACTCATATAAACTCCTAGTATTTAGTTCCATCAGTGATTAATACACCCAACGTGTCTACACGCTGAATACCCCAGCCATAGCGGGCACGTACTACGAACTCATCACGAGCACGGTCTTTGTTACGTTCACCCTCTGACTTAGGCATGCGTCGCCATGCAAGCATAGCTGGCTTAGTCTGGTCATCCATCACGTTCATAAAGATGTTAGCAACACCGTTAGTAGCAATTGATGTAGTACCGTCACCAAACGTACCTACTTCTAGGCGGTTCGATGTAATGATGTTCCAGCCGAATAAGTTCATAACAAACTTCATACCGCGAGCCATACCACCTTCGATGATTTTAGCGGCGAATGGTGTAACGTCAGTTGTGATAGTAACTAGGCGGTTCAGAGTTGCTTCAACTGTAGGGTCACAGATGAATACGTTACCTTCTTCTGGCACATTAGCTTTCTTGAATGCTAGTCGCATTGCAATTAAGTAGTCTAGGTCAAAAGTACCTTCGTGACCTGCTGTAGCTACAGAAGATGCGATACGGTGTGGGAAGCCATTAATAAGGTTAGCGTTGGCATCTGTCTGACCTGCGTTCAACACTTCAAAGAAGCGTGATTCGTGGTTCTCTTGGAATGCACGAGTAGACTCAGATGCACGTTCTGCCATTAGGCGGTCAATTGATGTACCATCTTCTCGAAGGTCATCTGTAACATACCAAGCATCACCAACGTAGTCGGTTAGCTGCATTGTTACTTCGCCTGTTTCAATTGGGTTGTAAACTAGTGGTGTATCCTCAGCAGCTTCTTGAATAGTTACTGAACCGATAGTTTTAATGTGTAGTGTGTCGCCTGAACCAAAGTCAGATACGTCACGGTAGAATGATTCTGATAGCAATCCATCATGTAAGTTATTTAGAATGAATGTGCTGTACTGCTCTGCCTCGATAAAGGCACGAGTGTTACTTGTTACTTGCATATGTTACCTCGTAGTTATTATTCGGTCACGCCAAATTTGCGATAGACTTCTTCCTTGACCTTTCGCATATACTCTGCTTGGTCTTTGGTTGTACACCCTGATAAGAGACTCTTTTCGGGTCTACCCAACGATTCTTCTTTAGGTTTCTGAAAACCTAGATTCCGAGAGTTGCCAGTTAAAGAAGGAGAATTAGTTTTTGCTTGGAACAGAGCTAACACCATATCAGGCTGCTTCTCTGCTAAAACACCTAAAGCCTCTGGAGTAGTGTTTAACTCTTTCGCTTTAGCTTGTACAACTTCTGATGCTTTCTCTCCAAAGGTAGACACTAATGTGTCGTTCACCTTACTTGAGTTACTAGCCGCAGTTTGTTGTAAGTTGCGTTTCTCTAATGTAGCCTCAATTAGTCGGGCCACCTCATCTTCACCAAAACTAGCTCCCTGAGGGGTTACCTCTTGACCTTGCTGTTGGTGGTTGGTTAACTCTGTTACGACTTCCTGTACGCCTTTATGCTTTGCCAGCTCTTCGCGTAGTTGAGCAAGCTCAGATTCCTGTTGAGTCACTTGTGACTGCAATGTAGGAATAAATGTTTGCGAGTGAGCTAAGGCTTCTAGTGCTTTATCGACAGTGCCGTACTTTTGTCTACCGTCCTCCGTTTGAATCCCTGCTAGTTGGTCACCGTACGGGTTTTCATTGGGTTGTGCTTGTGCAAGTGGTGCTTGCTGTTCCCCTGCTGGGGCTTGTTGCTGTTGTTCTTGTTTATCAAATACACTGGCTGGGTTAGTCATGTATGTTCCTTTATAAATTAATTGGCGGACAGGGGGGGGGACTTGAACCCACTATCTTTTGCTTAACAGGCAACCGCATATTCCACTTATGCTTCCCGTCCAAATTGGTCAGTGTGGTAGGATTTGAACCTACGACCACAGGTATCCAAGACCCGTACGCTACCAGACTGCGCTACACACTGTTAAATTGGTACGCCTACCAAGACTCGAACTCGGACTATAAACTTAGAAGGATTATGTGCTATCCGCTTACACTATAGACGCATTAAAGAAAATACCAACACGATTTCAGCATTAACTAAGTGGTGCTTTACCGTTCTCTTAGTTACTAGGCTTGGTTGGTATATTTATTATTGACTTTTTACAGAAGCCTAACTGGACACCGATGGCTGCAACCATGGTTACTTACTATTAGTATTTCTTAAGTATTCTTATTTATATTTTTAATTAAATAAAATAAGTTATTTCTAAGCTTCTTAAGTATCTTTATAAACCTTATACTTATAATACCTAGAATTTAGCGTTTTGTGAGTAAACTAAATTCATTTTTCTGTAATTAATGAAATTATTTCACTTAGTGCTCTCTTATACCCTTGTGCATCAGCCATCTTATGTGCCCAATTAGCGCACTCATACCCATCATCACTCATACAAGCCTTCTCTTTCTCTTGCATCTTACGTGCCAACATCTCTGCCAGCCTTGCTCTGATGTATGCAGAAGATTTGAAGGAAGACTTAATCTCTTCCTTCTCCTGCTTCTCTGTGACACCTTTAACCCATGAGGTCTTCATACTACTCCCCCACGGCCTCTGGTGCGAGCTGTGCGGCTACGTTCTCCTGAGCCATGCCCTGACGTACCTGAGTATCTTCCTGCTCTTTAACTGCTGCATTAGGACTAAAGATTTTGTAGCCATTCAATCCAAGCGTATCGTTAATGAACTTAGTCATTTCGATAGACGAGGTATGTGGTGCAATCATCTGGCCCACCGCAGTGTTGAACACATCGGATAGGTTACGTAAGTCCTGAGACTGTTTAGAGAAGTGTCGAGCACCTACTGGACGTATCTTACCATTAGCCATGATGTCTTGTGCTGTGAGCTGCTGGAAGACCTCAGCGCCAATGTCTGTATCCATAACACGAATGGTATCGGCAACATCTAAGTTACGCTGTGCAGACTCTAACATGTTGTTAAGGAGTTTCTCTAGTAGCTCAATCTCGAAGTGTGTAATCTTTTCTTGGAAGATACGACCTGCTGCATTAGACAGTTGGTCAACCTCAAAGGCTGTCTTCTCGCCCGGAGAGCGAACACCCATAGCTTCACGAGGAGCACCTGCATATAGCTCCATGCGGTCTTCTATCATTTGAATCTCAGAGTTGGCTGAGAATACGTTACTGGCGTTCTTACCAAGCTCTACTACATCTGAACCCTCAGAGTCAATCTGAATCTCTGCACCCGGAGCCCATACAAACTCTTCTACCTCTCCAATAACTTTTAGCGGTGGATGGATAAGTAAGTCCATGGCATCCGCTTTCAAGTTCTCTAGGTGGTCTAGTCGGTATTGAAGTCCTACTAGGTTCTCAAGTGGGCCCATGCTCCACAAGTTATCAGGACGCTCTCTCCAGCCCACAAAGCTGAATGGGCTACCACAGTACCACTGAGGCATCGCTTCGTTGCGTACGGTCGTTGAGCGGTCTACAATCGTAATGATTCTATCTGTTTGTAGCTCGCCTGTATCCTTGTCGTGGTAATCCCCGTAGAACTCTAATATCTCCACGTAGTCTGATTGGAAGTATTCATACATGTTACCAAAGCCGTCAACCTGATAGCCGATAGCTTTGTCGAAGTCTTCAACAGAGTATCCACCCATAGTGTCTCTGATGAACTCACGCTTCTTAAGTGCAATCTCCCAGAACATATTCTCAGGCTCATCCATTGCCATCTTCTTCAATTCACCTAGAGACTTCAATGAGCGTACCACTTTGTGGGAACTCTCAAAGCTCTCGGCTAGTGGGTTGAATACAATATCAAGTGGACTTACTCGACGTGCAACAGGGCCAATGAAATCTGGTACTTTATTCCCATCTGGCATGACCTTGTATTTGGCCTTAAAATCGGGCACAGAGATGGCTACGCCGTAATCAATGTAATCGTACAGCAACTTACTTACCGTCGTCCTAAAGCCTCCTATGCGCGTCTTGTTGGACATATAGGCTTCGATTGCGCTAGCCTTATCTCTGAGGCTGTCATCTGCCGTATAACCCTTCCACTGGAGCCAATCATCATTAGGGAATAGGGCACTCAGGTAGTTGGCATGTAAGTTGTCTCGAATCTGACACAGCTTAGGTAATGTTGTGGTGTTCTTCCAAGGCAGTGCAGCATTGCTTGTGCTTGTTGTGTCTGTTGCAAAGATATAGTCACGGAGTTCTTTCCAGTCTTCAATCTTGTCTCTGCGATTATCATTGTACTTATCCCACAAATAGGTAATCCAAGTGGCAGGGTTATCCGCCTCCATCATACCACTTAGTTCTACTATTTTGTCACTCATCTAAAATGCTCCTCCGAAACGGTTCCGTTTTTGTACACTGCTGAATAGCGCCTGTACGTTCTTTGATTTTGATTGGATAGGTTTCACCGCTATCTCTATTGCAGATGCCAGAGCATCCTTTACATCATCGTGTTTGGGCCTAGCCTGGACTAACTCTTCTTCCAAGACTTTAATCTCCCCGTCTACAAAGTGCCATACAGTCATATCATCATATCGCCACTCAAGTGCTGCTGCCATACGCTCTTCTTTAGAACCCTCCTTGCGGGATGGCCTAAATTCGTCGATAGAGAGCCGTAGGCCGTCTTTCTTCAAGTAGTCCTTAATATCGTTCACGATAATCTGTTGAGCCACTGTGACCTCTGCACGGAGCTTCTTGAAGTTCCACTTAGAATGAAGTGCTCTGATGTGATTAAAGTATTCTCGTGTCTTATCAGACTTGAATCGGTCAATGTCCAGCAGGTAGATGAATCCATCTGAGTCAATACCAATAACCACAATAGCTGTACTATCGGCTGCCTTACTTAGCGAGAATGCGAAATCCACTGCTGCATACACGTTGAGTCGTCTGTCCTTAAAGAACCAAGAGCCACCCTCCCGCTTGATGTGCTTGCGGTCATAGTATTGGAACTTGTCTCGACTGATGCGCTCAGAGCCGGGGTCATTTGGGTCATTGTAATACTGTGCGTAGAATTGGATACGGTCGGTGTACTCTGCACGTATGCGGGACAGTACAGGCAGACTAAACCCGAAAGCTTTGCCATCATCAGGGCGAACCATCCGAGGCCAAATAAATATGTTGTCTTCTTCTACTCGATACTCTTTGATGTCCCACACTGGGATGTTATCAATCAGTTCTTCTTCTTCGTTGTAAACAGGATACTCCTGTTCTTTCCAAGTGGCATAGATGTCGGCAGGGTGATAGCGCGTCCCACAGGCCATTGTAAAGCCACCAGCATTACGGATACTCGTGAACTGAGAAGTCTTCTTAGAGACGGTATCACGGCCATCCTCGGTGTATGCATTCTCTGGTACTACCAAGTCATCTGACACAACCACGTCGGCGTGCCACCCAGTAGTATTCGTTGTTAGTCCAGCAGTTGAGATAGTTGCATCTCGGATACCTTCCTTCTTACGCTGCGCATGGTCAACACTAATCTTAGTTGAAGACCACTTCTCACGCTTACCTTCTTGTGGGTCTAAGTATTCAGGAAAGAATCTCTGGTATGTTGAGCCACCTAAGATATTCTTAATTGCGTACAACTGTGTGATTGCTAGTTCGGCAGTAGCCGAAACATACAGCATAGTAATCTCTGGGTGTCTTGTGATAACCCAAGCACACCATGTAGCCACCATGTGCGACTTTAAGTGCGCACGAGGTAGCATGATAAGTTTATTGGCAGACAAGTCATCATTCTGTCCGAACAGTGAATACTCCTGCATCCACCGATAGATTTCTTTATGTACCTCTCCGTACATGTAGCCGGGGTTGACAAGGCGTGCGAAGAAGAACAAATCAGTCTTTGCTCTCTCCCGCACATCCACTGCCTTTGCTGGCATGTTCTTTATCTTACGTGCAGCGAGTATCCGCCATTCATCAGCCATACTACACCTCTTGGGATGCCGGAGCTTCCCAGTTTGCTTGGATATAGGCTAAAGCCTCTTCTTTCGTATGTGCCCCGCCATAGTTACAGCTAATTACAACTTCTGTTTTCTCGTAGTTAACTCGTGCGTTAGGATGCTTGAAATAAGATGGACAAGTACGCTGCTCAGTCTCGTTGCCTTCTTCATCTTTTACAGTTTCAGTTGCCATCCACTCTTCGTATGTTAGAAATTTATACATTGCTGTCATACTAACTCCCAATTTGATTCATTAAAGTTTACTGCTGTTCCGTCCCAATTGCCAACAGTTGATAATGTTTGGCGAATAACAGGGTTGTTATCCCAACCATCATCAATAGGATAAAATAAGTTTGGATGCGTGTCTGTTGGTGTTGAGCGTGTTATACGTAGGTTTTTGATTACATTGTCGTAGTACCCGCCACTTACGTCAGTGAAGCGACTAATTAGACCTAATTTTGTTGTAGTCGGCACTACACAAACCATGTGGTGTAAAACTCCATCCAGTGGGTAGCTAGTTACTTGGGATATGATAGGCTGACCGTCAATTGAAGCTACACAATTGAAAAGTATGAATGTGCCGTTGCTATAAAGCTGTACAATAATTCTGTTAGCTAGTGTGGTCTCGCCAACTTGGCCATCAATAAGATTACTAACAATGGAGCGCTGGGTGTTGGCAACAAAATCAAATTCAACAACATCCCCCGTAAATAACTCAATAGTCGGCAGTTGAATATAGTCATCTATGCCGTCGAAGTTGTGTTGAGGGATGCCCTCGCCATAAGCCAAATACAGACGGTAGAGGCTCTCGTTCATATTTCCTGTCCAGAAGCCTAGGGCAAGCATGTAAGCTTTGGCATCATCTACAATACTACCAGAAGAATACCCTTGCTCATTCAGGTATCTCCTCCACGCCACTGTGCCAGCATTCTCTAGGTTGTTCTCGACAAAGACTTTCTTTAGTCCATTTATATTACTCATTCACTAACCTCACTATGTCTGCTGAGTATTCTTGGTCTATCTTACTTTGCATGGCAGTCTCCCTATCCACATCAGCTTTACTAGGACGGCCAGCAGGTCTCTTGTCCCAACCTCGGTCAGCAAGCCACTTAGCTGCTTGGAATCCTTTCTCACCCTCTGAGAGGTCTCTGATGGCCATCACAGCTTGAGAGCGAAGCTTTAGTTCCAACTCCTCACGCCACTCATCAATCATCTTAGAGAACACCTTGTTGCGGCAGATACGCTGCCACTGGTTCCAACCTAGTAAGTAAGTACACGCAAAGTCATATTCTGTTGGGTCTTCGTGTGCTAGGTATATTTTCTTGAGGGAAGGGTAGACCTTCCCCTCGTACTCAAAGTCTTCATCTTTCTGGGTGTACACAGCAAACTCTGTGTTGTATCCCACCTCGAGGAATAACCCTTGTGTTAGTGGGCGACCCCTACTATCTTTTAATTTACCCTTATCCACTACAATGTCCCATCCTTATACTCAACAGCTAAGTCAGCAGTAGTGACTGACCACGCAGTATCTGTTGTAACAACAACAACTATAAAGTAGTCGCCAGCAGACACTTGAACACATGGGGTGGTTATTGTTGCTAATGTGCTATCGTAACCAAGCTCATTTCCACCTGCCCATCGGCGTTGGTATACCCCCGCACTATTGTATAGTTTAATGTGCATAGTAACTGGGATTGATGTTGAATGGTTGCCAAGCTCCACAAAACTGGTGACTTGAACTTTAGCCACTCCGGCTGGGATGGTAAGCTTTGTGTCATCCACACCGTGGCTAGTGAAGCCATCTGTATCATACTCAACAAACCCGAATGGGATAGTGTAAGTCCCGTTGCGGTTGTTTATGTCTGTAGTTACCCGCATAGAAGCTCCATGGAATGTTGAGCTACCAGATGCAGTAGAACTGACTACAGGGTTGTTTGGGTCTGTGTTGTCAACAGCAATGTTAGCCCCAGCAACCACAGAGGAAACCCCGCCAGATGCAGTAGAGCTTACCACGGGCTTGGCTGGGTCTGTGCTGTCCACCACCACGTTTGCCCCTGCAAGCACCTCAGTTACCCCGCCAGCAGCAATAAAATCAAGCTGACCTTTTGTGGCTGCATCATTTGCAGTAACTCCTGGGGCTAGGTTAGTTATTCTGTTTTGGTTCATATCTAAATGAGTGTTTAACTCATTAGCCTCACCAACCTCCACATTACGCTTAACAACATCACCATTAAGCACGTCTTGTATTTTCTGGAAGTTAGCGTTCATAACACTTGTGTTATTAGAACTAACCACATCATTTAACACTATCATAGTCTCACAACCTCACACTCTATTCTTTTGGAGGCAGGAATGCCTCACCTAGTATTGGACTTCCCTCCCACAACCCATTAACACCACCCACCTCATCAACCATAGTTAGGTTGTCGTTAAGTTCGTAGTACCTTGAGTTACTTGGGTCAGCTAAGTCTGTCAAAGATAACCTAGATATAAACCCCTCGAGTCCGTCAAATATAAAAATTTCATCAAGCCCGTTGACTTCATTAGGCTCTTCAAACCCCACACCAAACCTAGTTACAACATTGAAAAGCCCCGTATGCAACTCCACCTCATATACCCAGCCCGGAACTATTGCAACTTCCCCAGACAACTCCTCCCAAGAGTCAACAAGAACTTCATCAAAACCCTCGTGGCAGAGCACACCACCCTCCAGAAACAAACTCCCAGCACCACAGGAAAGAATGACTTGCCTCTTATCCACGTCATCTAGCACACTAAGCAAGAGGGAAATAACCCCACCACCGCCTGTTGCCTCCCATGCTGGAATAACCCCAAACTGGAATACTTCCTCTTCTGTGTCCGGGTCGTCTGGGACAAATACTGCTGGGCGCTCTAACAACACTACTGGGGCTTTTATGTCGTACGGAGTCACCACCTCAAATGCTGTCCTAGTCACATCAACACCGCTAATCCTTGGGGGAGATAGTATCACATCCCCAACGTAACCACCACCATCACCCTCATCACCACCACCACCCCCTCCCCCGGAATCTTGGTAAGCACCACTCCCGGCGGAGGCGTTTACTAATACCAAGTCAGTCCACATTTCATTTGGCCTCCCAACCTCGGGGTCAAGGGATATGCAGTGCTTGTCTATAAACTCCTTTATTCTTGTAAAGTTGGCATCTATTTTTGACCTTGTGTTACCAGCCCGAATGTCTTCAAGTTTAAGCATTGCCAGCCCTCATATCTTCGAGTATTGCAAGTGCAGCATCCAAGTCTGCGGCCGACACAATGTGGGAGGCATTCACTATACGATTTTGATTCATGTCCAAGAATGTCTGCATTACGTTAGATTCACCACCCACCAAGACCCGCTTTGCAACATGGTCGTTAAGGTATTCCTCTATTTTGTCAAAATTACTTTGTATCTTATCTAGGTTATACCCAGAAGCTATCTTCTCTAGTTCCATACCAACCTTACCAATCCTCTCGTTCAACACCAAGAGTTAAATTATTAACCTCCGGGACAGTCCAAGCTGCACCAGTCTTAGGGCTGTCTTCCCATATGTGTTTCTGCACTGAGTACCACACTATGCTTAATTTCTTCGCAACCCCAGCAGAAGTAGCACCATCAGTTATTATGTAGTTTTTGGCGGCGGTGCGGGCTGTGTCTGCCGCTACCGCATCTAATGTAGTCTGTACTGCATGTACGGCAGACACGGCTGGCAGGTCTTCTGTAACCACCTCAGCAGTTGCCCCATCATACGCCAAGTAGATGTTCGTCATAGATTTATCACTACTCCCAAAAGGGTCATCCACATCTAAGTACCCTCCAACAGCATACCGTTGTGCTACATCACCAGTAGGTAGCAATGCCCGCACCCTATGCCTCTTCCTCCCCATTATTGGTGGTTGTTGGGTGTGGTCAGCTTGGATTACAAAATCACTGTAGTAGTTTACACTATTAAAGTCACCAGTCAACACAACACTTGTTCCATCCTGCCCCGCCTCGTAGCCAGTGCCAGTAACTGCAAGCTTCCTGTCTACATAGACACTACAGGAAGTTGGGCTAAACTCAACCTCAAAGTATTGCCACACCCCTTGCTTAACAAACCCGTTTAGGCTTGCCCCACCATACCCTCCGAACACACCAAAGCCTATATATATTTGTCCGTACTCACTGCAAGAGATATTCATGTTGGCATTTAAGTTGCCTCCGTAGTCCCACCCCATTGTTGAGTTGGTGGTGGTTAGTAGTTGGGAGGCTTTAAGGGGTTCTCCAACCTCACCTAGCTTTCTCCAGAATGATACAGTGACATACGGGTGGTACTCCATACCAACCCCCATACACACATCAATGTCACCAACCATGCGTAGGCAACTACCACCCCCCTTACCACCACCTGTGATGACCTGCTTAATTCCGGGGTCTACCAAGCCCTCAGACCAACCCCTATCCTCTAGGTCTTGGACAGTGCCAGCTAACTCAAAACTCTCTATAAACTTATACATACTACTCCTATTACGTGTCGAATGTTATTGGCCCTTTGTACTGCTAAGGAAAGGCTAAGGCCAATGCTCATAATTTCCCCGAGAATATTTTTAGGTGCATTGCATATATATAACAATCACTCAACCCCCCTGCCCCCCCCCCCTTGGCTTCTG